TGGGCGCAGGGTGTGGATGTTGGCGATGTAGCGGTCAAGGTCGGCGGGTGCGGGGGTGTAGCCCTCGGCCCAGTCGGTTTTTGTTTGCAGGAGCGTTGCATACCCGAGACTGTTGAGCGTGGTTGCAAGCTGTTGTACCGCGCTCTCAACGCGGTTGTAATCCGAAATGTTGTAGCCGCCCCTATTAATGGTAAGAAACCATTCTTCTCGCTCGTCCGCCGTCCAGTTGTCACTTCCAATTGCCTTGAGTTCCTTGAGTCTTATAGCCGCTTCCTCTGCCCGGTCAAATATAAGGTTGAGCGCCATAACTATCCCTCCACCCGAACACTAATTTCTGCCGCTGTTGTGTTTGAAACTGAAAGCATCATTTCTTCGATGTTGCCCGCGATGGTGGTTCCGAACGGTGTGGATGCGGAAACGAGATCACCCGGTGTCTCGCTGCCAAGAACGATTCGCGCACTATATTCCGGCCTGATGTGATAGTCAAATACGCGTTGCGCTACTTCCGCCACATTGGACGGATTGACAAGCGTTGCGTCGTTATATTCAATGACGTTAGGCATGTCGGTTGCGATGACGTTCGGGTTTGTAATAATGGTTACTGCGGTCGTATGCACATAGCTAACGCCATTTACAACGATAACGTCGCTTCCGCTACTGCCCGGAGTGTAAGTGTGCGCAGTGACGCGAACCTCCGTCACGATATCGTCAGTTCTCACTGCGGGGCTTCCTGCATACAAACGCCTGTCGGGTATGCTTTTAGGCTCGTCCGGCAGAGGTTTAATGTAGATGCCCGTGTTTCCTGCCGTTATAGCAATCGCCCCGAGAGCGAAGCAGACGTGCAGCAAAGCGTCGCGGCGCGAAAGATTCGGGATATATCCGGTCACCGTTGCCGCCGCTATTCCCTCATCGATTTTCAACACAAAATTTCCGTTAACGATTTCCGTTATTAATTCCCCTGCGTTTTTATCCATATAAACCGCCTCGGGGAAATTCGACTTCGCCAGCACTCCAATTGCGTCCTCGCATTCCACCTCGTAGAGCCTCGGAGATAGGCGTGTCGATGCCGTGATGTAATAAACGCCCACGAGATCACCGTTGTTAAAAACGCTCATAGGCTGCTTTTTTTGAAAGATAAATTCGATGTCGTTCTTACTGCGGAGTGTCCAATTTAGCGTACTTGTCGGCATCTCTGCGGATATAAGGCTGATTTGTTGGAGTATTTCGAGGGCTTTCATCTCGTCGGCTAAAAACTCGCGTATGATGCCGAATAAAATCGTGCCCACGCGCGCGAATCTGCGCGGTAGATTTGTACTGTTGAACGCTATGAGAACTTCATCGTATGTCTCCACGGTATTCGCGCAGAAATAGGTTGTTGCGGTAGGTGCAAAGGTCTGTGTGTCCAGCAGCGCCCCGGCTCTGTACCACCAAATTGATACGGACGTGCAAAAATCCCCCGTTTCGGGGGAAAATTCAAGGGTGATCCCCAGCGATGTATATTGCTCGTCAAAAGCAATCCTTATTTGAGGGGGAATGCTGAAATTGCAATCGTCGCCACTCATAGCCATTGAAATAAAAGGAATATTCTGGTTCCTGTGGATTCGATAGCTACCGTCAAGCACGACCATATTGTGCTCACATGTTATAATTGGTGGAATAACTTCACCATAAGGCAAGAGCGACACGTCGGAAAACTCCTTCGCATCGCTCGTTGCTACCTCGGCGTCACGGTCTGAGCCGACAGCTATATCCTTGTACACTAATTTGCTGCTCATGCGGGCCTCCTTCGGGGCGACATTGCAATGAAGTTGAATGATAGATGCCCCCATTTGTTCCGGCCAGATTCCATAGAAAGAAGCTCATCCTCTCCGTTTGTGACGTAGGCATCGAAGGCAAACACCGTTTGGCCGTATGGAGCGGTCAGGGCGTGCGAATCCACAGGGGCCGTTATCGCCTCGTACAGAGCGTCGTAGGCGCTTATATCGCCCTCGGCGACCTCTATTTCAATCGAATAATTGCAATATGTGCCGATGATGTCGCGCACCATGTCGCCGGTCATAACACGCCCTGCGTTGGGGCCGTCCAGCACGGAGAACAAGCGCGCGAGCTTCGTTACCCGTGCCTCCGGGTATTCTATGCCGTCAAGGGTGAAAACCGTCATGCGTGCGTACCTCCAAGCCGTAGGCCTATGCGCTGCCGCTCGTCGTTGTTCAAGCGGGCAACCAGTTTTGCAAACTGTATGCGGTCAATCTCCAAGATTACGGTCATGTCGCGCCCGCCGCCTCCACCGTCAGCCAACGCTTGACGGAATGCCGCAACCATCGTTTCAAGCGGCGTTTCTATGTTCGTGCCGCGCTTCTGGTCGCCGAGGACGGCTAAAAATTCGCTGTTCGGCGGGATGACCGCGCCTTGGGCGAGTTGAGGGATTGAGAATCTACCGATCGTAGGGATGCTCACACCGAAAGATTTGCCGCCAATTCCGGGCACCCAGTCAGGGACATCAACGTTCAGACTGTTGAGTTTGCCGATAATCCAGTTGAGTCCATCTATAATAAGGTTCACAACCCCGGCGAAGATGCCTCCTATTACGTTGATGATCCCCTTGAACATGGTTACAAGTCCCTCCCATGCCGTAGCCCAATCACCAGCAAAAACCCCGTTGATAAAGGTAATGATTCCGTTGAATATTGTTCTTAGGCCATCAATAACGGTTTCTATGTCAGTTCCTGCGAGACCGAACTTTTCGACAATCGCATCAAGCGCGGCATTAAACCCAAGTTGCAAGGCTTCCAGAATGACAGCTATGGCCTCTTTAAAGCCGTCCCACATTAGCCGAAGCCCCTCAAGAGCCGCCTCCCAATCACCAGTGAAAACGCCTTTAAAGAACTTCATGAAGCCGTCAAGGATTTTACGCACAGCGCCGATGAGCTCGTCCATCTTCCCCGCCCATGCGACAACAGCCAGCACAATGGCGACTATACCAGCTATCAGCATGGGAATCCATGAGCCAGTCACAAGCGAGATTCCTAATCCAGCTGAAAGAATGCCGCCAATTACGAGCAACATGTTTTGCAAGTTCGCGCCATTTTCTATGATGTCCTTGAACCCGAGCACCATAAGCGCTACGCCCCCGACTATTGCGGCTACGCCAGCCGCCACAGAGCCAAACGCAAGCGCCAGTCCGCCAACGACGAGCGCCAAGCCGAGAAACATTTCAATTAGGTTTGTGGTATCTATGCCATTTGTCCATGCGTCCCAATAGCCCTTTATAAAAAGAAACGCCCCGGCTACAGCCATAGCTATGCCGCCGAGGGTGGTTAAGCTGCTGGTAAACGCAGAAGCGATTTTCCAAGCCAGCAGACCGAGCCCTATGGCGAGAACTAAATCACGAATTAATTCAAATTTTTCCGAGGCCTCTTCAATAGCGGAAAAGTCAGGGGTAATACCGTCACCTCCGCCACCGCCTCCTCCACCCCCGCCACCGCCGGAGTTATCTTCGAGCTTGTTTATTTCGTCGAAGTCGGCTATCTGTTTGGAGGCTTCCTCCGCCGCGCCGCCAGCCCCCGCCGTTGCGCCAGCTTGCTTGTCCATAGCCGCCGCCGAGGCCACAGTCGCTTTTAAACCTTTGCCGCTCAGCAGAGCAAAAAAGCTTGCTATAGCAGATATAACCGCCGTCAACACATTCAGGAGCGTAACCAGTGCGGGGATAATGGTGCTGAAAACTGGTTGAAACGCTGTCAAAAGCGCACCTTTGAGTTGCGCCAGCGAAGCGGAGAACTCCACGTTGCTCTTGAGCGCGCTCCCCATATAGTTCTTGAATGCGTTTATGCCTTTATACAGGACGCTGAACAAAAGCGCGCGCTGGAGGGTGCTGCCGATGCGCGATGTCAATTTACTAAAAGCCTGAGAAACCTTATCAACTGCGCCCGCGCCCGGTATCATGGACTGGCGCAAAGCCTCACCGGCTTCGCGCTCTTTCACGGTAAGCTCATCCAGCTTGATTTTTGCTGTGTCTATTTTCGCTGTCAGCGCCGATATTTCGGCTGTCCCGCCTACGGGTTGCGCGGATTTTTTGGCCTCTACTCCCGCTATTTTTGCATCAATCTTTTCTATTGCGCTCAATGCTGTGTTATACTGTACGGTAAGGGCGGCAACACGATCATTCCACATAGTTTGCTCGCGGTCTGCGCCGACAACACCGTTTCGCCATGCCTCACCGAACTCTGCGGCTTTCGCTTTCGCCGCCGCCAATTCAGCAGATAGTTTTTCAGCTTCGTCTATAAGCGGGGCCTGTTGAGCCCCGAGGGCCTTTAAGGACGCATCAAGTTTGCCGGACTGGCCGCCGTTCCGTGCCTTTGCAAGCTTAGCCTCAAGCCCCTCGACGACTTTTGCCTGACGCGCGACAGCAGCAACCGCTTTTTTTGCCTTAGCTTCGGCAGAAGTAAAGCCTTTATCCATGCCCTTTGTGTCGATTTTTGTATCAAAAATAATTGAGCCGTCCGCTGCCATCTACTCACCGCCTCTTAATAATTGTTCAATAAAATCTTTTTCTGCGCTCGTTACATTGCTACGCCGGAATCCGACAAGATGCCGATTCTCTCTCTCGAAGTCCTGTTCGTGTTTTTCGAGCTTTTTCCCCTTAGCCCTTTTGTTGCGGATATTAACAACCGAAGCAAATGTGCATTCTCCGATTTCCTGATACAGAGAAATAAATGTCCACCAGTGCATATATTCCAGCGCCCGTATTTCCCGCCCTAGGAGCCGGTTGACGGGCGCGACAATAAGCGGGAAGTCCTGCTCCCAATCAACAAGCTTTGGCCGCTTTTTCTGCGGGCCCGTATCGTCTCCACAGGCAATGAACCAAAAACCCCGCTTTATAGCTGCGTCGACATCTTGTATTTCCTCAGGGGAGACGTACAGTAAAGATAAAAGCGCCACTATCTTCTCGCTATCTGTATACTCGACATCTGACAGGGCGACACAAATATCAAGCGCCGCCCTATAGTCCGACCTTATGGGGTGCTCAACCCCGTCAATTTCGAGGCTCGTTGGCAATTCATACATCATTTTTTCTTCTTGTATTTAGCCAACAGTTTTTTGAGCCGGGGGTTGGTGATCGTCGACTGCTTTACGGCATAACCATCACACTCCTCCAGCACGGCAATGATAAGCCCCGCCCAAAGCGGAACACCTCCAGCAACGCCGACGCTCGAAAGCTTGCCAAAAACGATATCGCTGGCGTTGTCGTTGTAATCAGAAAACATGCCGTTGAGAATTGCCTTTATGGCGTTGTCCGCCTCACGGCCAATATCCAATACTTCCGGGGTTCCCTCCGCTTCTGTGAGTTCTTTTTGGAGTGTTTGATGATAATCCTCTATTTTTTCGAAGCCATCGTAAAGGCGTGATATAAACACAGAATCGGAAGGCGGGAAAGATATCGCCCGCTCGGGATCGCCATTAATGTCAAATGTCTTTAGGCCTATATCGAGATTTAAAGATGCCATGAATTACCCTCCATTTTTAGCCCGTGAAAGACACGTTTTCTCCATCTATTGACGCAGTTCCAAGGGTGTGTTTGCCGCCGAATATAGCATCAAACGGCATATCGAGTGTTCCGCTACCGCCGAGGCTTTGCGGATTGATGGCCGAACCTGTGAACCGCTCAGCCTCAAAGACACCATTGGCCCCAACATAGAGATGGACAAGCAGCAAATCCATATTGGAGAGCTCCGGCCATCTTTCGTTGCGGATGATGTTGTAAAGTTTGAGGTGTAGCTTCGAGCCGCCGCGCACCGTGTAGGGGTCGAACGTCTGGCGGCGCTGGGGCTTAGATATGGTCGCCGTGGTGATTCCAAGAATATCGGTGATAACCTCTTCCTCAAAATTGAACTCAACGGCGGCTTCTTCGATACCGTAGCCCAGGATTTCCCACTCGGGCGCATCCGCGGTGCCTACGTTGGCACATGTAACCATTAATTTCCTGTCGGCTTTAAGGCCGGGGGCAAGATTGAAAGCAGTTGCGTCTGCCATTAATTTATCCTCCTGTAAATAATTTTGCACTGTATCTGATAGCGCCCGCTGTCTGCTCCAGCTTGGAATAAATACTGTGTCAGCGTCGGCATTATCGACAGTACAATGCCCTCCCGTATTTCAGGGAAGTTTTTGGTTTTATTTTGCTCGTATATCCACGCCATGACATCATCAAAAAAGCCGAGGTTGGCGAGGTTCTGGAGCGTATCCGAACCGTAGCTGTCCCGGCTTGCAAATATGAAGTTAAGCGTCTGTTGGTCACGGTATGCGACATTGCCGAGCACATCCATAAACGTGTTCAGAGGCGACGGGGTTGTATATACCGTGTATTCCGTTGGGTCGCTGCCTAAATAGTCAACGCCGAACCGCTGCATATCGTTCACGATGGGGCAAGTGCGGAGCCATTCCCGCAAGTTCTCAACCGTGTTTGCCGCCTGTGGCATCGCATACCTCCTGTAGTAAATCGTCTTTGCGGTCTGCTTTCATCCGCTCAAACCAAAACGAGCCAGACAACGCACTGTGCTCCTTGTTGTATTCGAGCATTGCGCCGGTGGGCGACTTCTTTTGTCCGGGCGGTGAAAAAAAGCCAACAACTTCGCCGCCCTGCGAGATTGGGATATTGGGGCCGTAAACAAGCCCGTAATACTGATAATGAGCGTAGGGACCGGGGTAAACAATCTCACCGTTCCCGATGTCGGATGCCGTGTTTGGCGACCGCATTAGCGTTCCGCTATCATATGGAACATAGGGCTCGCAATAGCGAATAACTGCGTTATCAAGTTCTTTCTGCGCTTCCCCGCCGGATTCGAGGTTTCTTGCCGCTAGCATTTCAGCCTCGCTTTTATTCCACACAAACCGCCCGTGTATTTCCATTACTTACCCACCACCTTGATGTGTCCGCCGCTTCCGCCGCGGTTATCTGTGACGGCCAGCACAGTCATGGTGTCAGTGTGTGTATCGAATAGCTGCTTGCGCGTCGGGTTTTCAGCCGTCACATCACCCAGCACGATTATGTCGTCGGGGGCGAGCGTCCATGTCCCAGCCGAGCCGTCATAATCCTTTTTTGGCACATAATCAGCGGTCAACTCACCGGGAATCCTGACAATAAATTCATTCGCCGCCAGAAGCCCCCCGTCACTCGCTATGGTGGTTTGTATTCTCCCGAACCACGAGGCACCCGCAAGCAGAGTACGCTTGTATACGTCAAGCCCCGAGGCCTCGTCACGTGTCCTGTTGTACAGCGTTATTGTCTTGCCTGCGTGCTGCATCAATCCACCCCCGCATATAGCAAAGGAACGCCATTGTCATCCGTGACGCCCGAAAGGTAATCAAATATCAAGCTTTGTACACCTTTAGCGAGGTCGGCGACAGTAGCGGCAGCACCGTAGCTTTCGCTATAGCCGTCATTAGAGAAGCCGGTTAGTTGGGGGTTTGACAGCAGCGTTGCGACGTCACTCGAACCGAACATGTTTATAAGCTCAACCATCAGCCGCTTTACTTCCTCGGGGACTGTCTCCATTTTGGTGACGCGCCCAAATGTGTAGTGATCTACCCGGCGACGCGCCATGAATTCGAGACGGGAGAAAGCCGATTCCTCGACCGTTCCCCCGTTGCTTAAATAAAAATCAAAATAATCAATATAGGGCATGGTTACGCCCCCTTCTTAGGTTCCTCCGACTTTGCGCCGCCCTTAGGTACTTCCTTCTTAGGTTCCTCTGCGGAGATGGCGCCCCTAACTTCAACCGCGCCATGTTTGAGCATCTGCCCGATTGTGAACTCGTTGGTGGTTTCGTAGAGCCTTCCATTGTGTTTGAGTTTCATTATGATTTCCTCCTTACGCCGCGATGTACTGGATCAGATCGGGCATGACAGATTTTGTGCCGTAGTAGTAGAAAATACCGAAGCCGTAGGCGTCGGACAGCTGTATTTTGCCGGGGTCGGGCATCGAGGGCAAGACAGGCTGCGCAACGGAGCCGTCCACCATCGCCAACATGCTTGTATTGGCGGGGAGGTACACCGAAGAGAACACGCGGACGCCATGGAAAGTGCCGAATTCGCCCGCTGCCGTATTTACGTTTGCATTGCCGACGTCAGTGTCGAGGAAGTTGCGGATTTTGCCATAAGCCGCCGTGCTCATCGTTATGGATATGAGGTCACGCGGTACGCCGTCAACGAAGTCGTTCTTAGTGGTCTCAATCGACTGAATGAGATCCTCTGTGATTTCATTAATAGCCGTCGCAGTCGGAACAAGGGCCGCTCCGTCGGTGCGGGCGGCAAGAAAGAAAGCCCTTTCAAGCTCGCGCTCCATGGCCCTGCCGTGGTTGCTTATTCTGCGGTTGATAACATTGTCAACGCCATACAGAGTAACGTCTTTGTTTTCCAACTCCTCGATGATCTCGCGGTCAACATTGACAGGTACGGTGACAGGCTGGGCCTTGACCGAATCGCCTTTGGCATTGGCGCGCGCGGTGCCGTAAGGATCGCTCACAGCATTAACGAACCGCTTCGCCTCTACGGTGCCAGTAGTGGGGTCACCGGACAGCTCCGTATTTTTGAGCCGCCCGCTTATGGTGGCCTTCATTATATTTTCAATAACGGGGCCATATTTTTCTGCCAGCAGGTCTTTCGCGCCCGCTGTGTTCAGAATGTTCAAAGAATCAATTCTTGCCATTGTAATTTATCCTTTCATATTTTAAAAAAGTTTTGGCAGGCCGGATGCTCCGCCACCGCCATCAGAACCGAACTTGCCCATGTTTACGCCGGGGTTCTGGCTTGCAAAAATGCCGTCCTTATCCTTCGTGAGAGCGTCGAACAATTCAGCGTCGCCCTTGCCCTTGTTAGCCTCATCGGAGAGAGCTTTTTGGAAGTCGGAAAACACGCCCGCCTGAATGTAGTCGTGGGCGAATTTGCGTTCGCCCAGAACCTTACTGAAGCGATCCTGATGTCCCGCCAGAATGTCAGCGGCTTTCTTCGCTTCGGCGCGCTCAACATCGGCGAGCTTATAATCGTCAATGGTCTTTTGCAGTGCGGCAACGTCGCCTTTATTCTTTTCAAGGTCAGCAATGGTGGTTTGCGCGGTAGCTAAATCGGTCTGAGCCGTTCTCAACTGTTCCTCGAGATTGCCGGACGATTTCTTGATTTTTTCAACGTCTGCGGAATTGATATCCAGCAGCGCTTTTACCTGTTCGTCAGTGGCATCCTCAAAGAGTTTTTTGATATCGTTTTGTGTCATGGTTAATCCTTTCTCGCCTTGCAGTTTTTTCGCGTGGTTCTTTCCACTCGGCTTGATAGTTTCGCGGCATTCCGGCCATAATGGTTATAAAAACAACGCCCTATCAAACGGCAAGGCGTTGAGATTATTGAGTATCGCTAATTGCGTGCATCCCTGAATCCGTCAACATATGTGCGGTTCAGCTTTGGACGCAGGCCCGACACGTCGGCGGCTCTGTGATATGCCCGGTTAAGCTCAAGTATCTTTTTTTGAGCCTCGCGGCGGAGGGTATCGTCGCCAGCCGCGCGAGCAATGTTTGCTACATCCTTCTGCTTTCGGATACGCGTTTCGATTTCGCGCATAAGCTGTGACGCTTCGTATATGGTATAATGTTTCCCGTCAATTATGCAGCCCTCTTTGTTATTTGCGGCCCAGTCTGCAAGCTGTTCATTCGAATGCATCCGCTTCGATATTCCGATGACGATAGAAAAAGCAAAGTGATTACAATTCCACTCGCCGATCGGGCGGCGAAACCCTACATAATATTCACCGTCAGTATCGCGAAAACCCTCGCCGCTCTGCATTTTTTCAAACTCAGCAAGGGTATACTGCCGTCCTTGCGCCGGTTCGTGGTCAGGCGCACTGTTCGGATGGGCTGTAAGCTCAATGCCATCGGCCCCTATCTGCTCGCCAATGAGCAATTGCGCCTCTTGCTGAATTTGCTTCATGCCGTCAACTATGTTTTGCCGAATAGCGGTGTCGAGCCTGCGCCTATGTCCGCTCTCATATGTGACCATCAAGCCCTCTGATGCCGCTTTACGCATCGCCGAACGCATGGCCGACTTATAATCCGTCACCCCCGATGTAGCCGCCTGTATCGCGTCAGAAACAACTTCCTTGTACGCGGCAGAAATGTTTGTCGTGTTCGAATAGTTTTCCATAGCCCCGAGAGTTTGGCGGGAATAAGATTCCAACAGCCTTTGCAGTGCTGGATTTTCTGCCAATGGAGGCATGGGAACATTTCTCGCAACGGCAGCGAAGCCGTAATCCTCGGTCATGCTCTCAAGGGCCTTTTCATACAGAAAATTAACGTCTCGCGCATTTAGTCGCAACATGCGCCGGAGAAGCTTTTTTATCTGCGTCACACTGGTTCCGGCCTTGCGCATCTGTATTAATTTGTGAATGCTGGACGGCGACAATTCGCCAATCATTTTTATCTGAGCCCCTATTTTCCCGGTGTATAGATAGTTTGTTTGGTCGATGCGGCCTTGTACGCGGTCAAGGAGCCTTTCGAGCTCGGCATCGCTCAGCATTACGCCTCACCCAACAGAGCGTCAACGGGCGGGCTCGTGGCGCGTATGAGGTCTATTTCAGCCTGTGCCTCGGCGATGGTGTCACCAGTCACCCACGCAGCCAGACGCGCACCCTGTATTAAGCCACGGCTCTCAAGCTCGGATAACTGTGTGAATGTCTCTTGACTGCTTTCCAGTAACGACATATCCCAGTTGTAGGTGACACTATAATCGCCTCTCGCACCAGCAGGAGTAAGTCCGAAGCGCTCGGCAAGAACATCCACAGCATAGGCCAAATCTTCGAAACATTTTTCGAGGGCTTTGCGGATATCGGCCACCATGCAAAAGGTGTCATAGTTTGCAGCCTTAATTTCGGTTGCTGTTGCGGCGGCTGTTATAGGCTCTGTAAGGATTCCTCTGGATGTGCCCACCGACTTCTCCATCTGATAACAGAGCTGCATCCAACGGTTATAGTATGAGCTGTCGCGGATATCCGGGTCGAACACTTCCCAAAATGGGCCATCCCTTAGTGCGCCCTGTGCCTGAATGATTTTGAACAGCCCGCTTGATGGCAATTTGTTTTCTTTACCGAGCAAGGTTTCGTCAGCGCCCACGAACGGGCGCTTAAGAGTGAACTCCGCCTCTATCTGCGCCATGCAGTCCCGCAACTGCCTCACTAAATCTTCCGCACCGTATGTTATCGGAACTCCGTAGCGGGAATCGTCTTTTCGGTTGCTCTTTGGGCACTTGAGAAAGGCCACAGGGACGCGATCAACGCCCGATATTGTAATCTCCGGCGTTATTGTTGCCCAATCGGGGAATATGTCCAAGCTCACCGGGGAACCACTATCCTCTCCCACAGCCTTTGTGCGGATAGTCAGAGTACCGTTATCCAGCGTGTAGTCAACCAGCCGTTTATAGGCGTTGCTGCCTCTCTCGCGCACCTCTGCGGTCAGGGTGAGGGAAATTATGTCGCCGTTGCCGTTAAGCTCATTAATTGCTCCGCGGTCTTGCGATATTTCGTTTACAAATATTTCGCCGTTAATAATCGACGGCACGAGAAACATGCCGCCCTTGCCGAGCGCACTCGTAGTTGTCTCACGAATGCGCGCCCAAGTTGTTGCCAGCACACGTGCTATAAAATCGCTGCGTCTGCTTTCATTGCCGTTGGTGCCGGTGATCTCTATGTCGCTATCGGATGTTGCTTTTTTAGCGAGAGAATCGCCGAAAATAGAATCAAAATTAATATTACTTGTGTCCTCGAAGCGCCGCCGATGCTCCTCAGCCTCCAATAAGTCCCGACCGACGCGGTCAGACGGTATTTTGCCGAACAACGCTTGAATCCACTGCAAAAACTTACGAAACATTTACTCCCCCGCCTCTAATGATTTGTTTAATAAACGCCGACCAGCTATATTCAAAGGCATCCAGCGTGTCAATGTCGCTGGTGCCATTATCCAGCCTTATGTCCTGCATTTTCTTGTTTTTTGCGTCCCAGACCGCCGTACTCAGTGCATCCACGAGCGTATCGCATTCACTCTCAACATATTTGAAACGGTCAGACGATAACAACATGTCGGTTGTTCGGATGCGGTCTATGATTTCGCCCTTGACTGAGTTGAGGATTGAATATCTCAGTTGTTGGCGCATACTGTTGATAATTGCCTGTTCTGCGTTATCGGGATATACATAGTCGATTGCGCCGTAGTCCACTTCAATACCCTCAGCGAATGTGCGAAACATCGTTATCATCTGCTCAACGCTGACGCCCTTTGCCGGTATACGCTTAGAGCGCAGAACAATAACGCGATAATCCGAGGTAAGCCCGGTCGCCACGAAAGTATAGGCGGATTTATTGCCGCCAAAGTCCACTCCGATGTTTATGTATTGGAGTTTTGGCAGTTCTCCCTCGCTCGTTTTGTAACGTGAGGGATTGTCGGCGAACTGTTGATAAATAAGCCCTTCCGCCGCGCAACGCTGCCCGAGTATGTCCCTGCGATGCCACACCGTACCTTCGGTATATTGGCTTAGCGTAACAGCGAGGCTTTCTTTGGAAATAGTGGCGTTGTCGTGTATCGTAAAATGCCCATAATTATAGCCTCCGAGCAACTCGCCAGAGGCTTGTTTGTGGGCGTATTCGTCGATATACTCCGTATAAATAGCTGCGCCGGGATTGTCAGGGTTTAAATCCCAGTATATTTTTCTGCTTTTCGCGGCAAGCTGCCGATTAAAAGCCTCCTTGATGGTGTTGTCGTGATGCAGGTTGATTTCTGTAGCAATCCACATCCCATAAGAATTACCGCGGATTTTTTTAAAGCTGTCAGCTTTTCCGCCACCCGCAAATATAACAACTTTGTAGCCGCTTCTGGTTTCAATATGCAGGCAATCATTGTCTTTATATTTTCCCCATCGACAACGCCCGCGAAATATCCCCTCAAGGCCAAAACCATTGCAGTCGCCGATATTTAGCTTTGCGTTAGCTATGGTCGAGCCAGTCGCGAGGTGAATTTTATCTGGTGCGTTTTCTAATTCGTAAGCAAATGCAAAAACATTATCAATGGTTTTTCCCGCCCTGACAGCACCTTCGGCAACATTTATCATTGCGCGTCTAGTTCCGCGCATATACCGGATGTGCTTATCGCTAAAAACATAATCAAGCGTCTGCGTTTTTGTCATCGCCAAAAACCTCTTGCCGCGCCTCGCTTAAATCCTCAACGTCAAAGCCCTCGCGGCGCTCGAACATACCGAGGTGCTTCCCTATTTTTCCAAGCGCATCAAGTTTGCTATATAGTTTAAATTTGAAAGTCCCGTCCTTACCAACACTAACTTCTTGAATCGGGGCCCCGTCAACAAGGCCGCTTTCTGTGGCATCAACGATCATAGCCCAATCGTATATTGGCTCTCCGTCGTTGTCGTTCCCCACTTGCCTCGTGGCTGTTCTATAGCTCAAATAATCTGTTATGCTTGCAAACCCTATTTTTGCCAACTCGACAAGCACACGATCTTGCGTAATTTCTGTGCGTTTCTCTCGCTTTTGCATGGCCTCAGAAATAGCGGCCTGAACCATAACATTCGATAACAGCCGCGATGCTTGTTCTTGAGCCGTTTTTTTACTATATCCAGCCCGAATAGCCGCCTGAGTTGCGTTCAGATCAATCAAATATTCATCAACAAAAAGCTGTTGTTTTCTTGTCAGTTTAGCCACATTCGCCACCCGCTTTTAATTTCACGCTATTTTTGCGCATAATAAAGCCGCCCAAACCGGACGGCAGGATTCCTATTAGGGCGACAAGCGACACGGGAAGGAGTGGCCCGCGTCGCCCGTCTGAAAGGAAGGAGAAAAATAAGAAGTGTCGCTTTGCGGAAACTTCACCGATGCCATAATACACCTTTCGTTTTGCCCCAATGTGACATTTTCTAAAATAATTTTAAGTTTGTTGCGACGGCAGCGGCGAACTTGAAGCGATATCTGAGCCACGTCCGATATGCAGGGCCGTTATCATTCGAGCCGCGCCTTATGTGTTGGCAATTGAAATAATTATAATTCCAAAACGCTCGAAGCGGGTCAAACTCGTAGCTTGTTTTTTTGCTGTAATCACCGCGCATTGCGATACACGCCTGATCTATACCCTCAAGTCGCGCGCTTATACTCTCCAGCTTCAGGGCTTTTTGCTCTGTCGGATTACCGGGCTCTGAGGAGCGGTTACCACCGTTTTTATGCGGAGTGCCATACAATAGGTCGAGGCGTTCTTTTTTGATACGGTCATAGCCGCGAAGAATACCCTTGACTTGCTCGTAAACATCTTTTGATATTTCTGCGTACTGCGGATAATATTCCCGCATCCCCATACCCCCTAAAAATTAAGCCCTCTTGTTGCAACATAATTCAATCCTCCGTAATCAGCCCAGCCACCGTATGCTCGGTGAGGCTTGTAATCTCGCCCGAGAGTTCGGAAGTCGGCGGCTCGGTCCGCGGCTCCCAGCGGCTGCAATATTCGTATTCCGTCATACATTCGCCGCATTTGACTGATTCGTCACAAACGCAAAGTATGTCGTGCGGCCCATTAACAACCGTGTATTCGCAATTCAAACAAGATTTATTCATCCCTCACCCCGAGCCTCACGCCCAATCACGCGCGCAATCTCATTCAGCGCAAACCCCATATTCCCGGCGGCAAGAACAAGATTCGACTGGCTTCTATTTTTCGCCTCGGCCTCGTCCAGTATCTTGTGCACCTCGGCGAGCTGCCTATCCATCCGGCGCAATGAATCGACTACGTCAACCCCCAGACGTTCAAAGCAAACCGTACCCATTGACCGCCCGGTTCCAAACTGCGAGTATATATAACAGTTTTTACAAGTAAGCTTTTCAGACATACACTCGCGAAGCGCAGCGGCCATCTGCTCAATCGTTGGTTTCATTCCCTCTCCTCCCATTCATCACACGTGTGATTATAGTCCGTCCAATCCGCGCAATACTCAGAATCGCTATTGACGCAAACCCAACCGTCGTCAACTCTTTCGTGCTTGTGCCACTTGCACGTCCCGCATATTTTTTCAGTCATGATTTGGTACTCCTTCCAGTTCGCCCAGCCAGTCGGGCAAAATAACATTCCAGTTTTTCAACGCCTCAAGCTTCATTTCGTCAAAGGACGCAAACATTTGTTTTTCAAGAAGTAATTCCGTTGCGGCTTTCAAGGCTTCGTCTGTCAGATTGCCATCGTCATTAAATCCTCGCCCTCTTGCATTTACGTACTCAAGGAAGAAGCCTGACGCGGCCTCTCGATATCCCAGCGTCATACCTTAGCCTCCTACCTCCCGCTAAAATACATCACGCCCCACGGCCAGCTTCATAAAGCACAGCCAGTGCGTATTAGATTTCTTCCCCGATATATGCCCGAACAGCGGATCCACGCCGATTGCTTTCTTGATTTCCGTGACCGTGATTTGTACCTCATTCCACTTGAAAATCAATGTGCCATTGGGCCTTAATACTCTCATACATTCATGGAATCCATCGTGAATCTCAGTTTTCCAGTCCTGCGGCAGGATTCCGTATTTTTGAGCCATATACGATTTCTCTTTACCGGCTCGCAGAAGATGCGGCGGGTCAAAAACCACAAGGTAAAACGATTCATCGGCGAACGGCAGGTGTTTAAAGTCCGCGACGGTGTCGGGATTACACTCAAAAGCTCTCGCATTCCGTCCCTTGCCAACCATCATGCTCTCTACTACCCGCTTGTCGCAAAACTCGACATTGGGGTTTTGCTTATCAAACCAGAACATTTTCCCGCCGCAGCAGGCGTCTAAAATAAGTTTTTCTTCCATACTCGATTACCTCCCACTGAAAAACATAGTCCCATAGACGCCCATATCAACGCTATCAACCGCCCCGCCAAACATGGGTGCATTGCTATGATAGACCGCCTCAGTCCCTATTGACCTCTCGCCCTCAAGCACCCGGAGCGCCAGCATAGCGGTCGCCTCGGTCGGCTGCGTGCGCTCGTAGTAGTCGTATGCAGGGTGGCCGACGTAATATTGGCCGGGTTGAGCTAAAATCTCCCTGACCGTATCGCCGGGGAAATCGTCAGCCGCTACCCGGTTGAGCACGACGCACATGATTCCCATTCGGACACGGTCGCCGGATTCACCCGGAACGTCGCCAGCTTCGGCGGTTGCGATTTTTGAGAGATAATATAAATCTGCGTAAGCTATCTTTTGCATCGGCAGCCCCATTGCGTCTATCTTCGCGCCCCTCGCAACCTCCGCCGCCTCTCCGGCCTCGTGGTCACCGTTGGTGGCGGCTTCAATCATGAGGCTCATGTAGTTGGGCGACGGGTCTATGACCATTTTGTTGACGTCGGCGAGATGGTCGGGCTCATAAGCCTCGCCCCTCACCACCATGTATGCTGTAAACAGCATTGCGATTAGAATAATTGTGATTAGTTTTTTCATTCGTTTTCCTCCTCTCCGTCAGCCCCATCAAACAGGCCGACTTACCCCTCAATCACAGGCTCAGAATATTTACACCGCTCTGTATGACGCGCTGCCCCCCCCTGAGTGAGGAACACGCGCCCGCAGTTGATGCAGCGGTCAACGGTTATTGTTTGGAATTGGTTCATGGTGTGCCTCCAAATCTCTCTGTTGTCACCTTGATGCAAAACGGCTCTATCTCGCTCGCCCACAGGCAAGACCCTTTGCCATTGATTTGCTCCCATGCATAAGGAAAGCCGCCTATTCCGTCAAACAGTGAGCCGAGCGTTGCGTCGCGCTCATAGTGAGCTGATATACGCTTTAGCGCCCATTTCCACGGCGGTATCGCTATGCTGTTGCCGAGAGCGCGATATCTGGCCGTATCGGATGCTCCGGGAATGTCCGTCCATCCGTCGGGATAGCCCTGCAACCGTTCGCATTCCAGCGGGGTAAGCCGACGGACACGGATATTTTCACGTAATGCACCAGAGTAATTTAGCGAAGTCCCGCCATTCGACTTTGCTTGTAACGTCGGATATGTTTCGCTTTCGGCGAAATTTCTACAATCTACACCACGCACAACGAACATATCGTTGTATGCGTCTTGCCCTGTGTAACTCCCCGGATGGGAATTAGCCATTAACGGGCCTGTAACTTCTTGATATGACACCAGCGGCGCATTTCTACCGGAAGCATTGCTGTTTGTGCTGATGGTATTTACGACCGTTCCCGCCCTCACTTCACCGCTGCCGTTTTGATGAACGGCCAGTGCCGTATAATCCGAAATATGTGCATTGTGGTCGCCCGTCATAGTCGGTGAAGTTTTCCCGTCTCCATTGCTGCGGGCATCGTATATTTGGAAAATATATACTGGTCATTCGACGTGGAGAGTGTCCCGCTTTTCTCAACCTGTATCAGGGCGCCTTTCCCGCCACCGTTGCAACCGGCGCGCATTCTGAGTGCGACTGCTGTTCCAACGCTATCCGCAGCGCCTCCGGTAAAGCTTTCCCGCGTCTCGCCGCCCGGCGGATTATCCCCGCGCAGGCCCTCGCGCTCAAAAAGTATTTCGGGTGCGGATTGTCCTCCAAAATCTGCGACAAGCGCGATTCGACGGCGACGCTGGGGCACTCCCCAAAACTGTGCGTCGAGTACACGCCAAGCGATAGACCATCCGTCTCCCAT